TATATAGTTTTTTTATGGAAAAATCCACTACAAGTATTGCTGAATTACCTCAATCATCCGGAATACAGAATTTACGTCCATCAGTACAAATACCTCAAGTATCTCATGTCCAAGAACCAAACCAAAATTTACCCGTTTCTACACAGCAAATTTCAAACGAATTTTATGGACAGGTTTCCGGACAAGCACAATATACACAGCAACAACAGTCACAAATGGGCGAGGATCAAATAAATTACCAACCCATAAATTTACATCCAAATCCATATGGAACACCTCAAGTAACACCTGAGGGACTACCCTTGCCCAAATCTTCGCCACAACGCACTCAAAATGCTGTACCGGAAGAAAATTATAATGTTGAAAATATGCCCCAACAAGGTTTGCCGTCACGTGATATACCCATGGATACTCTTGGATACCAACAAGACAGTGAAATTAAACCAAACCACATACCAAGTGTGAAATTAACTTCTGATTATATTCGAGATTATGAAAATGCGAATGAAGAAGAATTGAAATTACATAAACAGAAAAAATATAGACAGGAAACCGCACATGAAGCTATTAACGATTTTCAAGTACCTATTTTAGTTGCGGTATTGTATTTCTTATTTTCGATGCCGATTGTCTCTACATTTATGCGAAAACATTTGACTTTTTTGAAAATATACAATGAAGATGGAAATTTTAATATGATGGGACTTATTTTCAAAAGTATATCTTTCGGTAGTTTGTTTTATTCGATGAACACTATTTCAAACAAATTAAGTAATTTGTAAACGGATTTAAACATTCCTACACAGTATTATCAGTCTAATGGGAGCAGAAATATTTTTGGTAGTCATTTTTGTAGTTTTTTTAACATGTATATGTTTTGTACTTTTCGAATGCGAATGTTGTCAATTTGGCGAAGATGAAACGCAACCTATGTCGGAAAATGAAAATATAGAACTTTGAATGTTTATAATGTATTGAATATGTATTTTTATCATCATAGGTTATATGATGATAAATGTCGAAGATTTAGAAATTAATCAGATATGTTTATTGAAAAACAAACAACAGGGAAAATTAGTAAAAAAAGTGAAATTTTCACAGGGCGACCAGGAACAAAATGTATATTACGCATTACATTTTGAAATTGATAATAAAATTCAAACATCTATTTGCGGTTGGGATGATAAAATAACATTACGATGAAGAAACGCTTTTATACATTTTAATATAATTTTTTTCATCAACAGTTAATTCATACCCAAATTCGTATGAAGTATCAATCTTCTCAATATTATAATCTTGAATATTCATTTTTTTCATTATAGTTTCCAATTGATCTTTAATATAGGTATTTTTTACTACTTCCCCGTTACAATTTACACGGTGTGCCAGTTTAAACGTCCGTTTATCACTGTTAGTAATTTTTTCATCATGGGATGATTCAATAGCACCGCGAAGTAATGATTCCATTTTAAGTTGTCTTTATTGCGATTTTTAATTACATAATAATAAAAATCAATTTTATATACTTTCACATGTATGAAAATAATAAAAAATACAATATCCGCGAATATACTATTTATGATATGTCATTGGGTCTTACAACATGAGAGAATTTCTTCACAATACCTATAAATACAGCATCTTTAAATAGACTAGGTCCGTTATCACGTTTTATTTCCGTAACTTCTACTTCATCATCTTTATCATTTATATAGAATATTCTTTCGCCCTTTTTCTTTGGTGAATCACAATCCCGACATTTATTTTTGTATTGCGTTTTAGAGTACCATCCGTATAATAATTCCATTTTATCTTGGGTTATGTTATATATCTATATAATAATATAACAAAATCAATTTTATATATTGTTCATATAAAATTGAAGAAACTATGTTCATGTTATGAATAGCAATAATAACACGAATAAAATGGGTAATATACATTCCAATAACATTGTTAATGAAAACCAAAACTGTCTAATTTGCTGGGATGAAATCGATCATATTGAATTAGTTCAATGTATACGTTGTAATATTCATTTACACGCATATTGCGAAGAAACGTATCGAGGAGGGAAAGGATATTGTAAATGCCCTCATTGTCAACAAATAGGGACTTTGGGTGTATCCGAAATTGTAAGGAAATCTAAAGATAAAGAAGTGCCTGTTTGATAAAATATTTAAAATCCTCTTAATAAATTGCGAAAACTAAGACGTCGTTTTTTTGCTGTTTTGTTTGAAGATTTGCCTTTTAATTCTTTCTTGGACTCTTCTTTTACGGATTTTTCTTTTAATTCTTTCTTGGACCCTTCTTTTCCGGATTTTTCTGTTTTTTCGTTTTCATCGATTGTATCTGGTTTTTCATCTCCGGGACTATATTTGAGGAAATATTTTTCATATTCTCCGGACCCCTTCGTTTTCTTTAGTTCAAGGAACCTTGTTGTTTTTTTGGCGCGTATATTTTCCATAGTTTCTTGTTTTCCAATACATTTCGGACCAAATCGTTTCAACAATCCGCGTTGTGACAAACGATTGCGTTGTTCCAATTCAAACAAATACTTGGACATACATAAAATACGATCCACGTAATAATAGTCTGTTTTTGCATAAGTAAATGCCAAATAAAAACTCATAATTGTATCAATTGTACCAACATTTATTTCCTTTTCTTGGACATTCAAAACATTATAATTGTGACAAGCAATAGGTTTATATATAAATCCCAAAATTTCGTTCTTGTATCTAATTTCAATATGTTCGGGAATGATTTCGCCAATAGGATCATGTTCAATAACCTTTACGTTTTTATATCCTGCGTCTTCTAGACGTTCCACAATAATGGTCGAACATTCCTTAGGATTTTCAGCAAGTACATCAAAATCGGGTATTTTATCTATAAATTGTTTATCTTTCTTGGACATGTGTCGAGAGTATAGACTTGCGGCATAACCACCAAAGAAAACTACTCCTAAATCAATAAACGTATCGCGCATAATAAAATAGATTTTTTCAGAATCATTTTTGGTTTCATCCATTTTTCGTAAAAAATCCACCTTTTCACAGTCATATTGGATTTTCATAGGATGATGTTTATTTAATAAATTCAGGCGTTTCAAAACTTTTTCCCAACGACTAATGTCGCCTGCTGGACGAGATAATTCTAAATACATACCCATGCGTAAAAAGTTTGGGGGCACATATTTAATTCCCCCCACTGAAATACATTCTTTGGATAATGAATCAAATAATTCTTTATGAAGACTCGTAATATCGGCCATAGGAATAAAATTGACAAAAACTTTATATGTACCATCATGAACGCCTGATTTGGCTTCTACTTGTTCATACCCTTCTTTATAATAAATATCAGCTAGTTCTTTTGCGTGAACTAAAGCATTATCAGAATAGAAATCATAATCGGGTATTTCATACTCTTTGTTATAAAATTGTGCGTGTTTGGGTAAAATATTATTAATTGCCGTTCCACCGTAACACAAAAGTTTCTTTGTTTTCAAGAAATTTTCCACAATTTCAATCATTTTCTTGATTTCATCACTGGACGCGAGTTTTTGACCCGAAATTTTTTCATTGCTGTCTACTGCTTGACGCAATATTGCTAATTCACACTCATCAAATGACATTTGATTGGTACATTCATTTGGAATGAATTTTGTCTTGGATGTATTTTTCATAAATGTCTTTTTTTTTGTTTTATTTTTTCCCATTTATATAATAACCATAAAAAAGTATTATATAAAATTATTCGTATACGTTTACTACATTTTCGATCCGCAAAAATGCGCTCTTCTTTTTGGCAAAGATCTCTTCATACACGCGTAAATTCGAATCGTTTACGTAAAATGCTTGGGCAACTACTTGAACACCATACTGTCGTATTAAATAATCAGTATCTGAATTTTTACTTGCCCCCCAAAAAGATGTGTTTGGAAAAACAATTCTAAATAAGTATACTCCCGGATCTGGCGGATTAATCGGTTGGTATGTGAGATCACTTTGACTGTATGTTCTAACCGTTTGAGAATTACTGACTAAATTAATGACATTTGTTAAACTATAGCAGTCGGTATTATCAGGAGCACATGTGGCATAATTTTGAAATCCAGGGGAAGAATGTTGGTCAACTATGACTACGATTTTGCCAAGAAAATCAGTCACTTGACTATCTAAATTTACAGGAACGGCACTTCCGTCGCTTTCGGTATATAATTTGGGTCCAAGACCCCCCTTTATAATTTGAGCAATCTTAGAGTAAGCAGTTGAATCATATGTCTTGATGCGTAAATGTAAAAACAGAGGGTCTTCTGAATTAGGAGATATTTCGGAAAAAGCATTTGATAAAATAGTAGAGCAAACGCCCGAAAACGAAACGGCTGGCGCTTCAGACGTAAATGTTTCTAAAGATTGTTTGTTAGTACTATATGCAACAATAGGAATATTGTCTTTCATATATATCTCGAAGTCCAAGAACCGACAACCCTTTGATAATACGTATTTTATCATATTCAAATTCATAAATCCATTTGTGTAAGCACTATTGGACGACGACTTAATCACAAAATTACGTAACGCATTATCATCTGAAGCACTAAAACTGGCATTTTTAATAGCAGATGTATTTGTGGTCCCTTCTATTTTACTTAATTGCGCACGCTGTGTGGAATTGGGAGTATCTTCATACGGGAGGGGTTTAGACGTAGGATCCTTGTCTTTATTTTTTGTAATCATGGAATACATGAAATACACGACTAATATTAATGCTCCTATAATTAAAGTATAATCAATCATATTTTGTAGAAGGTTTGACATTCTATTATATAAAACGTAGATAAAGTAATTAAAAAATATAGACATTTACTATATATTAAAATGCCCGGGGGTCTATTAAATATAATTTCTGTAGGGAATGCTAATTTGTTTTTAACAGGAAACCCATCGAAAACATTTTTCAAAGTGACTTATTCTAAATATACGAATTTCGGACTTCAAAAATTTCGACTGGACTTTGATGGACAACGTGAATTACGATTAACTGAATCTTCTAAATTCACGTTTAAAATGAAACGTTATGGTGATTTATTAATGGATACTTATTTGGTTTTGAATTTGCCTGATATTTGGAGTCCGATATGGGAAGCAAATTCAGATACAAATAGTCCTTATTACACAAATGATCAATATTCACCCTATGATTTTAAATGGATTGAAAATTTAGGTGCTCAATTGATTGAAGAAATTGAAATTATTGGTGGTTCACAACTTATTCAAAAATATTCGGGACAATATTTGCGAGCAATGGTAAGTCGTGATTTTACAAAAGAGAAAAAGGAATTGTTTGACGCCATGACCGGAAATGTACCTGAACTAAACGATCCCGGAAACAATCCACATCGCACATTTACATCACCTTATAAAACAAACACATATCCATCAGCAAAACATACTACTAACACAAGTGGTGCCGAACCGTCTATTCGTGGAAGACAGTTATATATTCCATTAAATACATGGTTTACTTTAGATAATCGATGCGCATTTCCTTTAATCGCACTTCAATATCAGGAATTAACGATCAATGTGACATTAAGACCCATGTATCATCTTTTTCAAGTAAGAGATGTATTTAATAGTGCTGATGGGTTCCCATATGTTCAAATTAATCCGGGTGCCGATCAATTCCAAATGTATCGTTTTTTACAAACCCCACCTTCAACTGATCTAACAAGTGGAAATTATTCGAATAAATTGAATACATGGAATGCCGATGTTCATCTGATGTCAACATACTGTTTTTTGTCAGAAGAAGAGCAGAAAAAATTTGCCGCGCAAGATCAAATCTATTTAGTAAAAGAAATACACGAATATGATTTTTTGAATGTAGTTGGTTCGAATCGTGTAAAATTACAATCTACAACGGGTATGGTTGCCGATTGGATGTGGTATTTTCAAAGAAACGACGCTTTTATGCGAAATGAATGGTCGAATTATACAAATTGGCCTTACAAAAACCATATTCCATCGAATATACAATTAGATAATACAAGTAATTTGTATATTACAGGCGATTATAGTTCGGCAAACAATCGTCCTATTTTAGAAACATTTGGACTATTATTTGGACCAGATTATCGCGAAATTTCTATGCCTCGTGGAATTTACGATTATGTTGAAAAATATACTCGCACTCGAGGTTTTGCTGAAGAAGGGTTATATTGCTATAACTTTTGTTTAAATACAAGTCCATTTGAATATCAACCCTCTGGAGCAGTAAATACTGGGCGATTTAAAGACATTGAATTCGAGTTTAATACATATAGTCCACCGATTGATGTTGATGGAGCAACAGTAAGTATAGACTGTGACGATAGTGGTGTTCCCCTAACTGTATCGTCTAAACCGTCATGGGCGCTTTATGTATATAATTATAACTTACATGTATTTGAAGAGCGTCTTAATATATTATCATTTGTAAGTGGAAGTTGCGGATTGACATATGCACGTTAAGAGTGTGTTCGAATAATTGGGTTATTTATCATATTCTATTATATACCAAATATACAATAGAATATGTCATCGTGGAAAAAATCATGGGATCATAAAAATAAGGAAGAAATTGTATCAAATGACGATATAATGGTTTCGGCAATGAAAAAAAAAATGAAAAAAATTATTAAGAAACGCGAAAATCCAAAAAATATTCCTGAATTTGAAGATTTATATGATCGACCACAAATGTCGAATGTAGTAGAAGGATTTCATGTAAATGAATATTTAGAAGATGTGAAAAGAAAAGTAGATAAGAAAAAAACACCTGAAATGTTGGACCAAGAAAAAACAAAGGATCAGGAAAGCGGTGTAAAAAAGGAATTAGATCGACTATCAACTCGCGCAGGAAGTGCTTATAATAAAGATGGTATTGATAATTCGATTGATTCATTAACAAACCAACTAGGTAGTTCCGTGGATAGTTTATCAATGTTACAAGATCCTAGTGGCATGGCGTCGAGTATGGCTAGTGCATACTCAAGTAAGACAAGTGGAGCAAAAGATGCTGCTGCAAATGTTAGTAGTTCTGTAAAAGAAAACACAGGTGGATTACAGAAAACAATTGACGCGGCAAGTGAATCTGTAACTTCAGTCGTAAAAATATTTGCTAATTTTCTTATCATAATTGGTAAAAAACTACAAATAATACGAATAAAAATAAAACTTTTTATGTTAAAAGCAAACAAATATGTAACACAATGTGTTGATCGAATGGCAAACGCATTAACACAAAATACTGCCACTCAAAAAGAAATAGATATTTTTCAAGACCAAACCCAGAAATTTGTTACACTGTTATTGGTTTGGTATTTTGTATATAACTGGTATTATATCATTTTCTTTTTAGAAGAGGATGACGATGTTCGTTATAAATTAGAATTTGGAGAATTACGAAAGGTAAGTAAATATTTTTATGGATTCTTCGGACCTGCGTTAAAACCACTTGAATTATTCAACAAAGGTCTTTTATCTTTATCCATTATAAAAACGCATGAACGATTTGGACTTTATACAAGTGTGATTATGATTCTTATGTTTTTAATATTTTATGTATTGGTGGAATATAATTTTCAAACAGTGTTGTTACAAGATTTTTTCTCTGCGATGAATGGAACCACAACTATGTCAATATTATCCTTATTTAATATTATTGTAATTATGTATTTTTCATCATCGTGGTTTTTTGGCGGTATGGATGATGGAAATTTGGAAATGACAAAATTAATAGTTGACGCTATGCAGGGAGGAGTATGGACATTGTTCTTTTCCATTGTTTTGTTTATATTAGCATTCATTGGTTATTATATGTGGATCTTTGCTGTAAATATACCTATGAGCATGGTATTGCTTACCGGTTATTTGGTTACATATACATTTTGTGGAGTATTATTTTATGAAGGGTTTGGTATGTTTGAAATATACGCAGGTATTTCCGATTCATTAGACTCAATATCTCCAGATTTAACTCCAGAACCATGTAAACCTAACTCACCCTTTATGTCATTAATGTGGTTCAAAGAAACGTTTCAATGGATTATTGATATATTAGGAAAAGGTGTGAATTTCTTTTCCACAAATATGTTTGAAGTAATTATTCTTCTAACACTTCTTGGTGGAATTGGTATATATAGAAAAGAATGGACAAGTGCGACTGAAGGAAAAGTGGGAACAAGTGTTTTTCAAGCAACGAACCTAAGTTCTGTGTTTAAAAATTTATTTGCTTGGTTAATACTGATTAATATTTTACTGATTATCTTATTGAGTATGTTTTTGTATAATAAATGGAAATTATTAAATAACATGGAAACATCCATGAAAACAGATAGTTCTATGTTAAATCAAACTGCTCGATCACGTATGGCAAGTGCGCGGGGAGATACTAGTGCTCCAGTTATATCGAAAACGAAAACAAAGGCGTTGAAACGAAAAATAGAAAAACAAGAATCCAAATCAGCAGAAGACGCGACCGAAAAAGAAGAAGACGCGACAGAAGAAGAATCCAAGACAGAAGACGCGACAGAAAAAGAAGAAGAAAAACCTAATACAGAAGAAAAACCTAATACAGAAGAAAAACCTAATACAGAAGAAAAACCTAATACAGAAGAAAAACCCAAACCAGAAGAAACCAAGACAGAAGAATGAATAAGAAAACCATTCATATAATATATTATTTCAAATAATTAATATATTATAAAATTGAATTGGTCTATTTAAATAGACAATGTTCATAATTATTACAAATATGGATGAAGAATCAATACTTACATTTTACCAACTATGTTGTGATGGTAATCTAGATGAATTAATCGCAACATTTGGAAACTCATTAGATACAAGCAATATTGAAATGAGTTATGTATATTTCAATGTATATTGGAAAACTCATAAGAATAACAAAGAAACATTAAAGGAATGGTTAATCGAGTTAGACTCTGAAATAGACGCAGATATGATAAAATATGAGTATAAAGCAGACGAAATTACGTCTAATGATGCCTTCTTGATGGCGTGTGAAAACGGACATTTGAAAGTGGTGGAGTGGTTATTTGCGGAAGAACCATTCTTAACAAGTTTTAAAAATAGATGCGTCATATGTGATATGTTCGTATTAAGTTGTTATACTGGTAATTTAGATCTTGTTAAATTTATATTCAATCAATTATCCGATTATATTAGCGAACGTATTACTATTATTAATGAAGCATATAGTAATGCTAGTGAAAATAATAATGAGAATATTAAAAAATGGTTATTGGAGATCAATTCAAATCAAAAATTAAAATCATCATAAGAAACATTGCCATTGATCTGATTTTCATCCATGGTTACAGAACATCCCCCTCCTTCTACACATGAAACATCGAAATTATAAATCATATTTTCTCGACAATAAGAAATTAATTTTTGTGTTTCACCGGGAACAACATGTTTATGTAAATGAAGAGACAATTTGGACATTGGTATTTGTTCTCTTCTCATGAATGGGATCAACTGTTTCAATACAGGATCAAACCGTTCTTTTGTTAATGTGCCACATGTATCTGATATACAGACCTCGTCTACTGACATAACAAGATATTCCATAAGTTCTTTTACAATGTCTTTGTTTTCCATAATGCCCGAAATAGGACATTCATTAATACAAGAAACATATAGTTTCGAAGTTCCCGGACAATTTTCAAACAAGAACCCCAGTTCTTTTTTCGTTTGGAATAAATCCATTTTGGTATTTTTCATTTGAAAACTTTCAGACACAGAACTAATGAAACTCATGTTATGTATTTTATGGTCTAGTGCGATTTGTTGCATTTTTAGACTAGGAATTAAAACAAACGGAGAAATAGTTGGATAAGTTTTTTTACAATAGTGATATAATTCTACACTATCTTCAAACTGTGCTAACACCTTTTTTGATACAATTGATCCCACTTCTATTTTTTGACTGGAAGTGCTTTTCACAATATTGTGTAATATGTTTTTTTTCTCTTGTGTTGTAGGAATGCGTTTCCATGTTTGAAGACCATCGCGCAGAGACACATCAAAAAATTGAAAATGTTTGGGTAAATAGCGATGACATTTCATAATATTAATACTTCTCGAATTAGGTTTAAATAATTTAAAAAACAATATTGTAATATATAGATTAATAAAAACGACATAAACCTAATTCTATAAAAAATACAAAAATATGAGTGAAGAACAACCATTAGTTTCTATATGTACCCCAACTTACAATAGACGCCCTTTCATAGAATCCATGTTTGAATGTTTTCGTCATCAAACATATCCAAGGGATAAAATGGAATGGATTATAGTGGATGATGGAACAGATAAAATAGAAGATTTAATTAAACAATCCAATCTTCCGCAAATTCGTTATTTCAAAGTTAAAAAGAAAATGAAATTGGGTGAAAAGAGAAATTTTATGCATAAATATGTAAATGGATCCATTGTCGTATACATGGACGACGACGATTATTATCCACCTCAACGAGTAGAACATTGTGTCGAAACATTATTGGCAAATCCGACTGCTCTGTGTGCCGGATCAAGTGAATTATATGTTTATTTTAAGCACATCGATAAGATGTATCAAAGTGGACCATTTGGAGATACTCACGCAACTGCTGGAACATTTGCGTTTAAAAAAATATTGCTAGAACATACAAAATATGATGATAATGCTGCTCTTGCGGAAGAGCGTTCTTTTTTGAAAGATTATACAATTCCATTTGTTCAATTGGATCCGATGAAAACCATTTTAGTATTTTCCCATCATCATAACAGTTTCGATAAAAAAAACATGTTACAAAATTCGGATCCGAAATATTTCAAAGAATCGAGTAAACAAGTCCGTGATTTTATTAGACAAGAAAATGAAGAACCCATATACAATTTTTTCATGAAAGAAATAGATGAATTGTTAGAAAATTATTTACCCGGAACGCCTGAAAACAAACCGGATGTTATACAACAATTGAATGAAATTCGTGATAAACGCGAGAAAATGATGCAACAACAATCCACAAATAAGAGTGCGTCGATTATGATAGAAGTTCCTGGTCAAGGGAAACGTCCATTAAGTCCACCAGAAATTGTCCAAATGCTGACACAACAACAGAACCAAATTAAATTCTTAGTAAACAAAGTAAAAGAATTAGAAAGTGCGGCATTACAAAAACAAATGAACGACGCAATGAATGGACAAAATTTTTCTTATAGCACTTGATAAGGTTTCTCACGCAACCAAACATTTGCAATATATTTTTCGCCACTTTTTACTGGTGTTCCGGAATGTAATGATAAAGGATGACATAGATTTCCATTTTTTTCCAAAGAATAAAACAGTAGCGCACCTCCATTGTTAAGTTTATATTTTTTATTTAAATTCGGAAATTCGGTCTCTCCTCCTTCATAGTCATCATTTAAATAAATGATGAGTGTAACGATCCGTTGACCCCCATTTTTCTCAAATTCGACACATTCTTTTTTATCGTCACAAGAAGCATCATAATGTGCGTTATAAAATCCACCTGGTTGGTATTTAACTACTTGTAATTTTTCTGCATGCTCGAATGGAATATTTGTAATAGCACATGTTTTGCGAATAATTTTTTCAACTACAGGATCATCTTTAGGTAACCATGCTGTTTGACTTTTCCTTATATTTTCGGTTCCTCCGCTTACTAGTTGACTTTCACTAAATAGGGGTGTAGCAGTTTTTATAATATTCTGGCAATCATCATAATCGATAAAATTGTCATATTGTTCTGGGTAAACATATTCGTTTGTCATAGTACAATAACCTCTACCTTTGTATTGTGGTTGTTTCCATAAAGATAATAAATAAATAATAATAGCAATAATTAAAAGAGATATAAAAAACAGATGCGTTTTTCTAGAAAATACCATTATACATATAGAATATACTATTTCTTTTTATTTTTATCGACACGAATGTGAATTCTTTGGATATTTATCAATTTGAGACATGGTATATGTAGCGCACACTCCATTACATAATAATCATTTCAAATTTATAACGCTTCTTTGCCGGTGATTAATTTGGTCATTTTTTCAAGAACCATAAAAGAGATAATAGAATGAGGAAAACTTTTCATAATACTAGGAAGTAATCCTTTATAAAATCCAGAAATGCCTTCATGTTGAAATGTTTGTTTTATCATTTGGTTTGCTCCGATTGTTCCATCTTTTTGTAAACGCGATTTCATAACATCTATTGGATTACTAATAATAATCGCAATAATTGTGCTGAATGAACCTGAAAGAAAATGTAAAGAACTTGTTCCGGATAAATTGGGGAATTGATTTTGAAAATAGTTTTTACTTTCCGAATATAATGATAAACGCACACTATTATATACTGCGGAACGCATTATTGCTGCCTTATAACCATTGAAAAAATGACCATATCCATATTGTTGAATTATTTCCTTTGAAGATGAAATAATATTTTGATTCGGAATATCTTTCAATGCTTTTACAAATAATACTTCCGATGGATTTCCGGTAAGACCACCTATTCCACCCGAAATGGTTCCAAATAATAATTTATATTTATATTCTGCTTCCGATCCATATATTTCTTTATATTTGTTTAACAACCCACTATATATTACTATATTAGGAGTAGAATAGGTTACTTGTCGCAATAATCCCGTCGAATATCCTTTGTAAATCTGTGGAAATCGATATAATACCTTATAATTTAATTGCTTGGATACTTTTATCACATCGAATGGGTGAACAATGGTTGTAGCAAACATGCTTGCAAACAGAGTGCATCCAAACTTTGTATATATATTATCATTGCTCATAATATATATATAATTATGTAAAATTTTTTACCAAATTTATTACCATTACTCGTCTACAATAGTTGTTTTAAATAACATTCCTGTGACTAGATACGGATCACAATTGGAACTAGGACGACGATCTTCAAAATAACCTTTTCCATCTTTCACTGTTTGATTTCCGCGGCGAATAGAAGCGCCACGATTAGCAGTCCCATGAGAAAAAATATCATAAGAAGCAGTTTCATGTTTTCCTGTCATGCGTTCTTCATTACCAGTTCCATATTTTTCCATGTGCTCCATATGTTTATGTGAAAGTTTTTCAATTGCTTCGTCGATATATTCTAAACCAGTTGTCCCGTTAGTTCCTTCACGCATATTTTTGGTACTGTAGTTTGCGTGACAACCAGACCCATTCCAATCACCAGCTAAAGGTTTTGGTTCGTAATCAATTGTGATTCCATAATTTTCGGCAATACGGTCTAACAAAAATCGTGCCATCCACATATGGTCACCTTCTTCAATGCCGGTACAAGGACCAATTTGAAATTCCCATTGTCCAGGAGCAACTTCGGCATTAATACCACTAATTTTAATACCAGCATCCACGCAAGCGCGCATATGGTCTTCGGCAAGTTCGCGTCCAAATGCGTTGGCTGCTCCAACACTACAATAATATTGACCTTGTTCTTTCGCATTTTCTAAACCCAGAGGTTTACCAGTTTTCATATCAATCATAAAATACTCTTGTTCTAATCCGAACCATGGTTCTTCATCTTTTGCTTGTTCAAACAGTTCGTTGGCCCAATGACGATGACTATTTTTCAAAAAAGTACCATCAGGTCTAGTTGTTTCACATAACACAAATATATGAGGGTGTCCACGAATTGGATCATTAAAAATCGCACGTGGAACTAATAATACTTCAGAGTCAGTTCCTTCGGCTTGGTCTGTTGAGCTTCCGTCGAAATTCCAAATAGGAAGTTCATTGACATAATTAATTTCATTATCTAAAACGCGAACTTTTGATCGTAGTTCATTATTTCCACCTATCCATACATATTCGGCAAATACCTTATTGAATCCCATTTCTATATATTGTATATATTTTTTTATATTCTTCCAATAAAACACCTCACATAAATTATTCTTCTTCTAAAATTGCGTCCTTTTTCACATTTTTGTCTAAAAATCGATACATACGCTTAATATCTAATTTCGATATTTCATATCCTTCAAATAATTGTTCAATATATTTTATATTTTCATTGTCATTTAAAACATCTCCATCACATTGTTTTTCCATTTTTATGCGTAATTCTTGGAAAAAGGCAACCAGATCTTTTGTATCCATATTTAATTCTAAAGATAAATTTGTTAAAAATAATTGGTTATTGTATTCGGTAGAATATTTGGTTAAAACCTTAGTAAAACGTATATCTTCATGGTGTATAGTTTTTTTTTCAAACGGAGCATCGTGGTATAATTTATTAGTATGAAATGTTTTAATTAACGAACTGATTTCATTAAATATCCAAATTTGATTTTGAAATGTAATGCGATCAATATGATCAGCAAAACAAATATTATGAAGTAATTTCATATAAAATGAAAATTGATAAGGTTGATCAATATGGTCTATTAAATCTACTATATTTTCATGCCATAATAACGCAATAATTGTTCGGTCATTGTCATTCATACGAATATTATGTTCATGAAATGGAATATATGTATTTAACAGTGTAGATGTCAATCGTTTTGAATCTTCATTATATGTTTTCGTATGAAAAATATTTTGTATAATCTGATGATCTAGTAAATGCGATTTATTTTTATACAATTGTTCGATAAAATTTAATTTACGTATATCTCCTTGAATATAATGAATCATCTCGTCTTTATAACGAGTTAAATGATTCATTGGAATCATTTTATACAATAATTGTCCTATTTGTTCATTTGTTGGTGTTTTTAATTCGAAACAATTACATACTTTCATTAATTCGCGTATTTTTTTATCCATGTAATAATTTCCAATACAAATAATAGGATTTAATGTCATATTTTCTAATTTTTGCTTTTGAGTCTTTTTTTGACGAATAAGTTTAATAAGAGCATTAATTCCGCCTTTATCTCCATTATTCATACCGTCGATTTCATCCATAACAATTGCTATTTTTTTAGTTTTCCCACGCATCATATCCAATACGTTTTTGTTTGAAATATTATTACTTGTAATATTATCAATTAATGATTTGTTACGTACATCTCCCGCGTCGTATTTTATTACATCATACCCAATATCTTTTAATAATTTAACCGCAAATTCACTTTTTCCGCTTCCAGGGGACCCGTATATATAAATTCCCTTCTTATATTGTAAATTACTATATTTTGTATCAAACGCATGTAAAATAGACGTAATTTCTTGTTTTATTGAATCGCGTTGTAATATATGGGAATAATCAATATAATTACTTTTGGTTTGTTGAATTGTTTCTATTTGATTATCCATTCTATTAATCAACACTTACTATTTTAAGTAATTTTTTTAATACTAATAATTGAACGAATTATTATTATTTTTATAATATGTATTTATGTAAATTGCGAAAAATCGTTGGTAATTGGCATAAAATTTGATGAACATGCTCGAGGATAACTATATCCTTGTCCAGGTTGAGGACAGTAATTACACTGTTGCGGTTGTCCATAATTATAACCCACTTGTCCTTGTTGATCACTACCATAACCCATTTGTCCTTGTCCTTGCTGATCATTACCATAACCCATTTGTCCTTGTTGCTGTCCTTGTTGCCCTTGTCCTTGTTGCTGTCCTTGTTGTACTGCATTTTGTTTCATTTCTTGGGACTTCAAATCTTGACGACCTTCGGCAAGATCTTTTATACCACTACCTGCGCCGCTAATTAAATCACCGGTTTCGCCTACAACGTCTTTTGCTAATCCAGTTACATCAGAACTCACACCTGTTACAACATCAGCAGCACCTTTTCCTAGTGATCCTAATCCGGAACCGACTTGTCCAACAATATTTTCAGCACCACCAATCGCACTATCCAATGCTCCACTGGCAGTGTCTAATCCTTTTTCTGCTACATCGCCAACAGTATTTACCACATCTGATGCAACGGGAGCAGCTGATTGTAATCCGGTTTGTAAAGTATCACCCACTTCTTTCAATCCAGTTTGAGCAGTATCACCCAATGCAGTTGCGGTTTCGCCAATTGCTCCTCCGTAAGTTGCTGGCGACGAACTATAACCACTTGCACCCTGAAGTCCGCCAACATCTCCTAAATCTAACTTCTTTCCTGTACAATCTACAATTTCACCCTGTTCATTTACTGAAATAGGGCAATTGGTTGTAGGACATGCGGGACAAACCGGTGGTACTACTTGGGTTTTGCGAATATACTCCGGATCATTTTCCTTTGATTTAGAAGACTTAGATGAGCATTTAGGTTTCACATCATCATTTGCTTTTGATAAACTATTTGTTTCTTCTTTGGAACAACTATCAGTTCCACTTGATCCACTTCCTGATCCACTTCCTGATCCACTTCCTGATCCACTTCCTGATCCATCAGTTCCACTTGATCCATTTCCTGATCCTTTTGTGGTTGTACCATTATCACCACTAGTATTTAATGTTATAGAAAAAGAGTC